TGAAGGTAAGACAGGAAGAGACTTTGATTTGTATTGTGCCAAACACGGCAGTTATGGTCCTTGGAGACATGAAGCAGACCCAGAAACTTATATGTATAGAGGTCATGCTGGTAAATCTGGAGAATTACCTTATTTACTTTATGAATAAGAGAGATTTTTGAAAAATGAAAATACTTATACCATTTTCTGGGGGAGTCAATTCTACATACTCACTTTATCGTTGGTTATCTGAAACTGATGCTGATATTATTTCTCTATACGGGGTTGATCAGTGGTATGATGATAAACATAACGATGATGAATTAAATAGAGCTAGAAAAATAGTAAGTTATTTAAAATCTACTGTCAGAGAATTTGAATTTGACATAAGTGAATGGCCATCTAATTATGTTAGTGAGGAGCATCCTATACGGCCGGGATTTAATTTGGGAATGTGGGATGTTGGAAAGGTTCGTCCTCGATATGAAGGATATGTTAAGTGGCAAAATGAAACCAAAACAGATGGTATTTCTATTGGATTATCGCTAGAAAATACAGCAATGGATTGTGGTTATAATACATTACGTTCTGTTGTTGAACAAAATGTTATGGATATTTATTTAGGAGGAATGCCCGAATTAACACCAGTTCCGCAAGGTGATGATTTTGATTGGGATTATATAAGTTCAAAAATGATTGGAAGGTTTGAACAATACGAGTCAATACCAGAAGAGTTACAAAGTTTAGTTGTCAAATGTAATTTGACTACATGTAAAAAAGAAAAATGTAGGGATTGTGCATATTGGAGGACATATGAATTTTTTGTTAGTGAAGGTAAGACAGGAAGAGACTTTGATTTGTATTGTGCCAAACACGGCAGTTATGGTCCTTGGAGACATGAAGCAGACCCAGAAACATATCTCTATCGTGGTGCGAAACAGTCGTGGTGGGCGAGTCAGCCTCGCAACCAGAAATTAATTTCCGCCGCATCCCGTCAGGGTCGCCGGCCGCATCCTACTTTACCATATTTGCATTATAGCTAATGTATACTTTCAACATACATAAAAATAACTTTAATGATATCTCTTATATATCATCAGATGAATCAGTTATAGAACTTTACAATGAATATGGAGATGGTTTTCATAGTCACATAGATGGACAATTCTTACTTATAGTTAGAGACGGTTATCATCTAAATTTTTTTACAGACCCTTGGGGATCGTATCAAGTTAATTATTTCAATAGTGATTCTGATTTTCGTTTTACAAACTTTACTCCAGATTGGGGCGACAGTCAGGCAGAGTGGATCGAGCGGTTTCGACGGCGCCAGCACTGGGGCGTGATACCAACAAATATATTTGTTCCTATCAATAGTCACTCTAGATTCGATACAAGAAACAAAACTTTGGAAATAGTAAATTCTAGATTACACTCTTGGAAATTTGATAATAAAAAGAATGACAACATGGATATTGTTGAGGAAAAGTTTAATGAAGTTGTTCTTGAAAAATGGGAATCAAACTGTACATTATTTCTCAGCAGTGGAGTGGATAGTTGTGCGATTGCTGTTTGTCTAACTGATAACAATAAAAAGTTTAATGCACTTTGTAACATGTTTAACCCAGAATTTGAGGATGAGAGTGTTATAAATGCAACCATAAATTATTGTGGAGAAAATATTAACTATGAAAGAGTTGATTCAAAAACTCCAGAAGAATTTTTGAATACCAAAACGAACGCAGATTACAACAATAAAAATAAAGCTACAGTTGAAATATATCATAGGTCAAAAAATATATTTAAAAGTAATCTTGTCATAACTGGTTTTGGTAGTGATGACACTGTTGATAAAGATGACCAAATTATTTCAAGTGGTTCGGAGTTTCAATCTGGGGGTGTTATAAATGAAATGTTGGAATGGAATAAATCAACATGTGGTTCGACATCTTTCCTGTTAAATTATCAAGAAAAATATGCATTAGATGTTGGAATAAATTTAAGACATGTGTATTATAGCAAAAAACTGATACAATCTTGGCATAACTTAGACGATAGATATAAAACTATGAAAAAACCATTTACCAGAAAATATATTACAGATAGAGGTTTGCCCTTTACAGAAACTACTAAAAGTGGTTTTGGTCACCAAAGTACACATAAATACTCATATAATGATCATCGTCGTATGACAGAAATAATTAATAATTTAAAAGGTGTTTCACATGGTAGTTGAAATAGATAAAGCACTTGGAGTAGTCGGGGATGTTATTCCACCAGAAGCTTCTTTAAACCCAAAAGTTAAAATGTCTGATGTTTCCCGTTATCCAGTAGAGTTAGAGGGGGGTGAAGATATTGATGCTGACTATAAGTACCAAAGAGAAAACTTCTATCGGTTGGTTGAACAGGGTTCTAATGCAATTGAGGGTATCCTTGAACTTGCGAAAGAGGGTGAACACCCAAGGGCATACGAGGTTGCGGGACAGTTAATTAAGAATGTTGCAGAGGTTACTGAGAAACTAGGTGACCTTCAAGAGAAGATGAAGAAACTCAAAGAGGTTCCTGATCATGGACCTAAGAGTGTAACCAATGCATTGTTTGTTGGTAGCACTGCTGAGTTACAGAAAATGTTGAAGGGTAAAAGTGAGTAAGGTTCTTTATTATCATCTAAATTCTTTTCCCGAAATAAGTGGAAGAACTGAATATAAATTAGCAACTACTTTTGGATTACACTCTCCACGTTTTAGATATGGTTTTGATAATCAACTCGATTTGGTAGAGAATCCACTTTATGCTAATGAAGATGTAGCTAAGTATAAAAACAAAATAAATTTTCCTACAAATTTTACATCAACCTTCGAAGAGTTGACTAATCGCAGGGCTGTAGAATTGTGGGATATTGGTAAACCAATACGATTATGGTGGTCTGGTGGTATAGACAGCACATGTGCATTGGTAAGTCTATTGAAAACTAGAAGATTGGATACAAGCCTTACCGTTTATCTATCAACAAATAGTGTGCAAGAAAATCCACGTTTTTACGATTTGTTGGTGAATAAGAAAGTTAATTTACAGTGGCATTCTCATGAGAACTATATCTATGATAATATTGAGTTGTGGGATGGACAATCAATTAATGTGAATGGTAACGGTGGAGACGAATTATTTCTTGCAATATCATCAACAATGTCTATGGAAGAATTCTTTAAGATTAAAGATAGTGATTGGATTAATATTATAAAAGATTCTGACATGCTAAATGTTGTCGAAAAATATATTGACATTTCTCCATACAAACCAAAAACATGTTGGGAGTTACTTTGGTGGATTGCAAGAAGTATAGACGACTTGTCAACAAGATATCACTCACCAAGATTTCTCAAAGACCCATCTGTGTATCATTTAGAATACGCATTTTTCTATACAGATTATTTTGAAAAGTGGGCTTTATCAAATCCATATGTTGGACATAATGGTGACTATAGAACATACAAATGGCCATTGAAAAAATACATATATGATTATGATAAAAATGAGGAATATCTCAACACAAAACAAAAAGAAAGTTCTTTTCCTTTAGTATATAAGAAACAATCACGATATCTAGGTTCTTCCCGTAATCAATATGCTCTTAATAAGATTGTGTATGAAGATGGTACATACGTTAGATATAAATAGAACAAGGAGACGATTATGTATGAGTATCCATGTAAGATTGTTAAGGTAATAGACGGCGACACAGCTGATGTGGACATCGATCTTGGGTTTGGTGTGTGGTTGAAGAAACAGAGGATTCGTTTCTACGGTGTTGACACACCTGAGTCAAGGACAAGTGACAAAGAGGAAAAAGTTTATGGACTGATGGCAAAGGAATTTGTTTTGTCCCACCTACCAATTGGATCAACACAGGTTCTACGCACAAGAAAAGATGGTAAGGGGAAATATGGTCGTATTCTTGGTGAATTTCTTTATGAATATGAGTATGATGGCGTCATGATTAAATCAACAGTCAACGAAGAACTTATTAAGACACATAATGCGGTTCGTTATTTCGGACAGTCTAAAGAAGACATTGCAGAAGAGCATATAAAGAACAGAGAACTTGTGAGTGTAGAGAATTATCCGTAATGCCTGATATTACTTACCTCGGCAATCCAAACCTCAAGAAAGCTAACGTCGCCCAGAACTGGACGAAGAAAGAACTTGTTGAGTATCAGAAGTGTATGGATAGTCCTCAGTACTTTATTGAGAACTATGTAAAGATTGTCTCTCTGGATGAGGGTCTTGTGCCTTTTAAGATGTATGATTTCCAGAAGGAAATGGTAGGTACTTTTCACAACAATCGTTTCACTATCTGTAAGTTGCCTAGACAGTCGGGTAAGTCTACCGTTATGATTTCGTATCTGCTGCACTATGCGTTGTTTAATGCAAGTGTTAACATTGCTATCCTTGCGAATAAGGCTGCAACTGCTCGTGACTTACTATCACGTTTGCAACTTGCGTATGAACATCTACCGAAGTGGTTACAACAGGGTGTAATGAGTTGGAACAAAGGTTCCTTGGAGTTAGAAAATGGTTCAAAGATACTTGCCTCATCTACTAGCGCTAGTGCTGTTCGTGGTGGCAGTTACAACATCATATTTCTGGATGAGTTCGCCTACGTTCCTAGCAATGTCGCAGAACAGTTTTTTTCCTCTGTGTACCCCACAATTTCATCTGGTAAGACAACAAAAGTAATGATCGTTTCTACCCCGCATGGTATGAACATGTTCTATAAACTATGGGTGGATGCAGAAGAACAGAGAAACGAGTACATTCCTATTGAGGTGCATTGGAGTGAAGTTCCGGGCAGAGACGAGGCGTGGAAGGAACAGACGATTAAGAACACTTCTCAGGCACAGTTCAATACAGAGTTTGAGTGCGAGTTCCTTGGTTCTATTGACACACTTATCGCACCATACAAACTAAAACAACTGACATATCGCTCGCCGATACAGTCTAGTGCGGGTCTAGATGTTCATGTAGCCCCACAACCAGACCATACATACGTTCTCGTTGCAGATGTTGCGCGAGGAACTTCAAACGATTATTCTGCATTTGTAGTTGTAGATGTAAGTGAAATACCATACAGAGTGGCCGCAAAGTTTAGAGATAACGAACTGAAACCACTTATCTTTCCCTCTAAGATATACGATGTTGCGAGAGCATACAATCAAGCATTCGTGTTGATTGAGGTCAATGACATAGGAGAACAGGTTGCTAGTGCGATGCAGTTTGACTTGGAGTATGACAACCTTATTATGGCTAGTATGCGTGGACGCGCAGGACAGGTCATTGGAGCAGGGTTCAGTGGTGGGCGAGCGCAGTTGGGGGTAAGAACAACTAAGGCTGTGAAAAAGATTGGTTGTTCTAATCTTAAACAGTTGGTTGAGGACAATAAGCTTATTCTTGAAGATTATGACTGTATCAACGAACTCTCTACCTTTATTGTCAAGGGACAGTCATTTGAAGCAGACGATGGATGTAATGACGATCTAGTTGCATGTCTCTTTATCTTTGCATGGCTTACTGACCAGACATACTTCAAGGAACTAACTAACAACGATATTCGACGGGTCATGATGAATGAGCAACAAGACATGCTAGAACAAGATATGGCACCATTTGGTTTCATTGTGAATGGTCTTGAGGATGAGAACATTGGTGAGATGGTAGACGAATATGGAACTCGTTGGTCACCAATTGTGAGAGATAGTTCTAGAAGTTGGTAATATCCTAAATAAATTCAATCAAATCATGATGTTTTTTGATGTAGCAGTTATAACATAGAATGACAGACTGATCAATTAGGTGAAATACCTCTTTACGACTGTCATCACTGGTTCCAACTCTTTTGGATACTTTGCGTATCTCTGCATCATAAGGCCAGAATTTGAGACACACATGTTCTGCCTCACCACAGTGAATACAAGATTTATCTGTGAGAAATTCGTTTAGGAGATATACTCGTTTCTGGTAATTTCTCCGTGAAACTTTCTTGATAGTGTCTTTGTATTTTTCATAATGATCATTCATGATTCTATTTATATGATATAACACTTATAAAAACGAGTTTTGTAAAAGAGGTTTTTTATAAATATCTGTATAACAAATAACTCTCTTTAAGTTAGGAGTAAAGACATGGGATTTCTAGTTTCACCCGGCGTTCATGTACGGGAAATTGATCTTACAAATGTTGTTCCTGCTGTATCCACCTCTATCGGTGCTATTGCCGGTCCTTTTCAAAAAGGTCCAGTAAGTTCAGTTACCGCTATTAATTCGGAAGAACAGCTGCTACAGACATTTGGTAAACCAAACAGTTCAAATTTTGAGTTTTGGTTCACCGCTGCAAACTTCTTGCAGTATGGTGACGCACTCAGGGTGGTTCGTGCAGAATCAGCCATAGTAAACGCTGGTGCGAACAGTGGTATCCTCATTCGTGACGATGACCATTATGAGGCCAGTTTCTCCACAGGACAGGGTGGACATGGTGAGTGGGCTGCTCGTACCGCTGGTACTTGGGGTAACTCAATCGGTGTGGATATTTGTCCTAGTGCGCGAGCATTCTCACAGCAACTTGGTTCTCTAAACCGAGTT